TTCTTTGGGATTTTTCGCCTTGGGGCTGTGGCTTGGGGAAGGGTTGTAGAACAAAGCTTCATCTATTGTTTCTTCTTCCTTCATTGCCATCTTCGTGGCTGTGGCATACATCACACTCTTGGCATCAGAGCCATAACGACTGCGAAAATCTTTGAAGTTTTTCTTCATTGACTTCACAATCTTTTCGCGTTGTGCCATGTCGGCATCCGTCATTTTGGCTTCTTCCATGTTACTTACCTTTTTTGCGTAATTTGGCTAATACAGCACCTGCAATCTTGGCGCCACGTTCTTTACCATACTTACGACTTGCCTTCTTGGCAATCTTGCCAAACATCTTACCCTTTTTGCCAATGTCCTTGCCAGCTGCTGCTGACTTGGCTGAGTAAGAAGCTTCATCCATTTGTTCCACTTCTTCCTTCATGCCTTTCTTCTTGGCACGAAGCATCTTGAAGTCATGAGCATCCAACTTGCCATTTTTGTTCATGTCAATCTTATGTTGACCACCCTTCAAGGCTTCATCAAGCTCATCTTCATCTTCTGCTTCTTCATCGTCATCTTCCATTTCTTTCTTCATCTTCTTGGCTTCTTCCACACATTCAGCACATTCTTCTGTGTTGAACATGGATGATGCCACTTCAATCTTTACAGCATCCAACACTTCTGTTACACGAGTGCTTAAAATATCATTTAGAAGCTTTTCTGCTCCTAGATTATCACCGCCGTCAATGCGGTCAATTAAATCTAGAACATTTTCATTCATTTCTTCCATAGTGGTTTCCTCTTGAATGGCTGGTTTTAATTTCGAGACATGCACTGTTACGGGATACGACTTGTTGTCCATGACTTGAACATTGACATGACCCATTAACGCAGCACGTTCAGCTTTTTTATTGTCAGCAGAATCGTGACGATATATCACTTTGCCTGTGACTTTCTTTTTGTTATGTGTAAAGGTGACCGTGTCACCTACCTTAACCTCATTTATTTCCATTCTTCTTCTCCGGTGGTGCTGGGAATGGAGTTCCCTTCGGTAGAATGTTTCCTGGTTGATTTGGATCTTCAAGTGGTGCTGAATAATCCATGGAGTCGGATGCTGCTTGTTCCATCTCGGCATCCATGTCATCAATTTCTTCTTCAGTGAATCGTAAGATGTTCTTTTGAATGTATGTCTTGCTGACATATTTTCCTACAAACGGATCCACTTGAGCTAACAATTCAATCCGAGAACGCATGATTTCTTGGTCTTTGCTTTCTGTGTAGTAGGCATCTTGAGCATACACATATTCAATGGATTCTACAATGTCATTCCAATCTTGTTCTGTTAACACACCCTTTAAAATCAATTGTGTTTTCAACAAATCATGGAACATCATGGCGAATTGCCGACGAAGTTTACCAATGAACTTTGTGAACTTCAACTCATCTCGGGTGATTTCAGCAGCACGTCCAAAGTTTAACCCACCTTGTTGTTGCAATCTGGACATTGGCACATTCAACGCTTGATACAACTTGCGTTGGAAATATTCAATGTCAGCAATTTCACCGAGATTTTGCCCACCAGGCAGTGTTTGAATTTCTGTACCCTTTCCACCCTCACGACGAGGCAACCAGAAATCTTCCAACATGCTCATGGCTTTCTTGTCATCTCGAAGTTCACCTGTGTTTACATCATACACCATCTTGTTGCGATAGCGATTCATGATGTCTTTTAGATATTGTTCTGCCTTCAATTTCGGCAAGTTACCAACATCAATATAGAAGATTCTTCTTTCTGGCGCACGAGCTAACCGATAAATCACCAGTGCATTTTCCATCATGCGCAACTGATTGGCTGGCTTGATGGCTTTATGTAAATAACTTAAAACTAATTGATTATCTACGTCAAACAATCCTGATGGAGTATAGCAAATGGCATCTTTTGTGATTTTCAATCCTTGGACATTGGTGTTGACTGCCACATTTTGTGTCATGTGGATGCCCTTTTCATTGTAAATGAAAAACTCTTCCGTGGCTTTTACAAATTCCACACCAGTCTTTGGTTCTTTTTCTTTGATGACATTACGAACTTTCTTAATCTTTCGTGGGTCAATATAGCGAATGTCAGTTAATCCTTGCTTTGGTTTCGCTGTATCAATCACTTTATGAAAATACATTCTACCATCAATGTACCAACGACGAAAATAATCTTGTCCTTTGTCCTTGAAATGTAGTAAACGTAGAACAGTATCAAATTCTTGTTCAATGCTTTTCTTGACACTTGAGGAAACTTTCACATTTCGGAGGTCAAGTTTCACAGAAGCTTCATTATCTAGATTGGCAATGGCTTCATTTACCACATCATCAATGGCGGCGTCCACATCTGCCATCAAAGAGATATCACGATATCTTTTAATTTGTTCTGATTCGTTTTTTGCGGCACCTTCTAAATCCAGGTAGGAACCATAGTATCCTCCTGCTTTGATGGTGTCGAGTGCACCATCGTCAGAAGGCGGCACAAACGAACGCTCAGTTTGTGCCGGACCCTTCCGCTTTATCTCGTATCCAAAAATATCCATAATATGTTACCTATCCTCTTAAGGATTAAACAGGTGTTACTTCAAAATGTGAATATTGGAAAGTCACATTGAATTCTGAAATCACATCATTGGCTGAGTAGGCAAGAGCCACTTCAGACACAGTAATTGGAAATGCATTGAAGATGTTGTATGTACGAATAGTTGCATCGTTACGGTCTAATTGTGCAACTGACATATCACACATATATGTAGCTGGTGCCAATGAACCGCCGTTGTTCACACGGTTGTTCATGAGGTTTGACCATGATTCGAATAAACGACGGAGCTTCATTTCTGTGTCGTTCAATACGGTTATTGTCCATGGATCAAATGTCCGTTCGCCAGCCATCTTTACTTCACGACCACGATATTGCACGATGGTTGGGTTGACGTTTGATGCTGGCAAGGCTGCAGATGTTACTAGTAGTGAATCATCACTTGCACCTGCTCCAACAGCAGCAGGGAAAGTTAGTGTCACTAGGAATTGGTTTGGACGAGCACCACCTGCGCCTAACTTATTCTTAAATTGTGAAATATCCATTTGTATCTTCTCCTAGAAGTTATTAATTAGGCGCCAACGATTTCTTCAAATGCCACGCCAGTACGTGTAGCAATGAAGTTCAATGAGATGAAGTTGATGGAACGAGCTGGCTTGATGTAGATGTCAGCCACGAATTCGTTACGGTCAATTACTTCACCTGTGTTATTTGTTTCATCACAGATTACGCGGAAGTCGTAGATACCACGACGACCCTTGATGTCACGCAAGAATGGTTCCACCAAGTTACGGAATTGTGCACGTGTGAATGCATCATTGAATTCAAACAATTGGTACTTAGCTGCTGTGGCAATGGCCTTTTCTAGTACGATGAACAAGCGACGTACATTGATGCGGTCAAATGCTGATGGCTTGGCAAGAAGTGTCTTGTCGCCGAACAACACAGTGCCTTCACCAGGGAATGATACAACAGGGTTGATACCTGCCTTGTACAATGTGTCACGGTCAGTCTTGTCTGGTGAATAAGCCAACTTCACAACATTCTTGATTTGACCACGATTTAAACCACCTGGTGAGAACCAAGGATCGGCAATGGCATCGGTACGTGCGCACAAACCAGCTACGTCAGCGTTTAATGGAATCCAACGATACTTGTCGTTATACTTGTCGTATTGATACTTCCAACCTGAGTCCATGACGGCATATGATGTATTTACATTGAATGCAGCATCTTGACGTTCAGTAACAATGTCATCAGCTTCATCGCCGGCATTGTTGTATACGGCAGCAAGTGTTGGTGAAACGAACACTACGCAATCTAAGCGAGTTGTTGCAATGTTATCAATGATGTACTTACCAACTGCCAATGAGTGAGGACCATTGATAAGAAGGTTGATGTCAATCAATTCTGCGTTGGCAAACAAGTCATAACCTGTTTGAATTTCTGCATCTGTTGGAGCATCATTGACACCACCTGTCAATGAACGTGTAACAACTGTTGACATGGTCTTGAAGGTGGTAGCTGCTGAGCTTGAGCCCCAAGCAGTGTCACCTGCTTCTACTGATGTGGTGTGATCCATCCACCAAATATACTTTGAACCCTTCAACACTTCAACATAATAGTTGTTGGCACCTGCTGATGTTCTTGCATCAGCAGCTTTGGACACGTTGGCCCACTTTTCAAGAACAGTACCAGCTGTACCTGAGATTAAACCATCTTCGTCGATAACGATGATGTGTAGTTCATCATCAGCACCGCCAAGATTGCTTACATAATCTGAAGTGCTTGGTGCTGAATCAAATTGGTCTTCATATGTCCAACCTGTGAAGGTTGCTGAGTCAGCCATGGAAACCTTAAGTGAGTTGCCTAGTGTACCAGGATACTTGGCAGCAAATTCACCAACGGCGCCTTCACCAGCTGCATAGCTGGCTTCCCATACAGTTTCATTGTTGATTTGAACTGCAGTTCCTGTTGATACAGCGTTACGTGCTGATGTACCAATTGCACGAACTACTTTAAGGTTGTTTGAGTAGCTTAAGAAGTTGGCAGCTGAGAAGAAGCTAGCTGCTGTTGTGTCATTTGGCTTACCAAATGTTTTCACCAATTCAATTTCTGAACTGATGGTTACTGGGTCGAAGCAAGGGCCCCATTGGAAGTCACCCACGAAGCCACCGATTGATGTGGCAACGGCAGGAACTACGTTGGTTAGGTCCTTTTCAACGACTAGTACGCCCGGCGAAAGTTGAAATGCCATGTTATTCTCCTATATCTGTGTAATTTTTCAAAGACCCAAAATTCATTTGTCTTGGAACAAGTTGAAAATATTTATAAGTTTACGAATCTTTATCTATCTTCCATGGCAAATTTCTGTCTGTGGACCATACAATATTGTCTGCCACAAACGTTTCTTCATCAGAACCATTGTCTATAAAGCCAAAAGGAGTTAACTCATCCTCGATTTGTAACATTTGTTGTTTGTATATTCGTTCACGAACATTCACGTCCGTTAACTCTTTGAAATACTGATTGGTTGTAAGCCATCCAAAAAGGACCAGAGTCATCACTAAATCGTCGTGATACCCTTCATCAGCCACGTAACTACCACTTTTCTCCACGAATGTTGAAAATTCATGTATGGTGTCGGCGTCAAATATATTTAGTTTTTTCTCTTCCAGTAAACTCTTGATGGCGAAACACCCTTGTCGTTTCACCGTCTTGGTGGTTCTTACACCAAGAGTTGTGGACTTGGAAAATCCAGGACTAATATATGTTTGATTGTTTTCCTTGATGGTGCTCAGTATGTTTTCATACTCCAATTCAGCATACAAGATGTCGGCAATTTGACCACCAATGTCATTGGTTTCCACCAACACCATGGCATTGTTGTAATCTTTGGCTGTTTTATGAATCACTTCAGGAAACAACATGGGAGCAATGGTGTTGTTTTTAAACTTTCCCACCAATTTATATGGCATATCTGTGACATCAACTATAGTGAAAGCTGAATAGTCACCACCTACACCACGTGAAACGTCCACAGTAATCACATAATTTTTTCCCACCTGTGGTTCTTCATACAACATCAACCCCATGTCGTTGTAGTAGAACGGATCCATGCTACTCATTTGTGCCAATGTTCTACCGTTAATCAAGGTGTTACTAGACCCTAAAAACTCACACAACACTTCTTGATTGAACTTCACTTCTCCAAGTGTGCGTAGTTGTTCTTCGGCCCAAACTTCATCACGCCCAGGAATTTCCCAATAGGGAATGAAATGTGACACAAAGCCGTTCTTGCCTTTTTCTGCTTCATTCCAGAACTTCCAGAAATGATTATATCCTAATGGTGTGGATGTTAACAGAATCTTTGTGGTGGTACCGGCAGAAATGGTGGGGTATACTGAGGCAAAGAATTCTTCAGCAACATTGTTGGGAATAATGGCAGCTTCGTCAATGTACAACCAGTTAACAGATTTACCACGAATACCTGATGCTGTTGTAGCGGCTGTGAACACTTTACTGCCGTTCTCTAATTCCACATTACCTTTATTCCAAGTACGAACACCCTGTTGCATCCAGATGGGAAGATGTTCATACATGATTTGATACCGGTCCAGAACTTCTCGGGCTGCACTTCCTTTGTTGGCAAGAATGGCGACCGTCTTGCTTTCTTGAAACAATGTGTACCATAGAATACAGGCGGCTGATGTGATGGTCTTCCCTTGCTGACGCCCTTCCATCAACACCACTTTTCTGTTGTTCAGAATCACTTCTACTTTTTTCTTCTGACAATCATATAATTTAAACTTAATTAACCCTTTGTCCAACGATACAATGTGACAATAAGTTTCAATGAAATAGATGGGATCTTTTTGACATTTCACAAACTCTTGAATTTCTTCAGGTGTGAATTGATGCTGATACCCAATTGCTTTTAAGTTAGGATTGCCATGATATGAACTTTCTTTATCAATCATTCGAACTCTCTATTTGTATTGGTTCTTGGGCTTGTTTCATGGCTTTCAACAACTCATGTGTGGACCCAACAAACAAATTGTTCTGTGTTTGTATCTTTGGTTTATCTTCTTTTTCCAAGTCTTTCTTTCGTTTCTGAACTTCTAGTAAATCTTTTGCTGTATCGGAAACCGTTTTAATCAATTGGCCAGCCACTTCATAGGCACGTGGATGGTCACTATTTTTTGCAATGTGAAGAATGCCATCAATGGCCTCATTTCCTTTGTCAATAAGATTACGCAACGTTTCTCTGGCATGTGCGGCATCATCTTCTAAAGGAACAGGAACAATGACACTTGTTTCATCTTCTATTTTTGTCACATTGAACTTATCATTTAAATTATCAAAAGTCATTATTCACCTGTATAAATTTCATCAAAATCTTGAATGTAGTCGTATGCGTCTGTAGGTAAGGCTGTGGTAGGATCTGGTTCAGTTGTGATTCTGGTACCAATGAAACTGTTGGTTGGTACCTGTCCTTCAACCAAGGCAGGATCTGCATAGATGTTCTGAATGACCTTCTTGATGAGGTTGGCATCTCGAACATACCCATACATATTTAACTTCACTGTGAAATTCAAATCCCAGATGACACTCATGCGTTTATCAAAACTGCCTTCCCATTCATCTTGATAACTAACATTATCCAATACAATTTGCAAGTCATTTCTCACACCTAGTTCTGGAATGGTGTTGATGGTGACATTGAAATCTGGATTGAAGTATGGGAGAATTTGCTCAATGATTTGTAACCCATCATCTTGATTTTTAGCAAACACACTCATGCCAATGCCCATGTTATAAGGTGTGGATACAAATGAATATCGAACACCTGTGGCAGAGGTACCAGATTCATCCACCGCACGAACATTTTGGCGCACAGCCAATTTTCTGGACGGGTCATAGTTGAATGTGGTGATTTCAAATCCAATTCTAGGTAATGTGATGGCAAACGTGGCACGACCTGTTTCTAGCTCTGGAGCTTCACGAATACGGTCAATGAATTTCTGCTTGGGTGCATAACTTAAAGGCACAAACAAACTTTGCACTGTTTCATCAGCATCATTGGTTCTACGAATTTGAATGTTGTTGAACAATGTTCCAAAAGCAATAATTGCCTTTCTGATATGCTGATGATAGAAATATTTGCCTTTGAACATTAGTATTCACCAAAAGGATTTATAGCTGTGAAATCCAAGATGTCTTGTCCTTCAGTTTCAAATGATGCGTTATCACTGAATGGTACCAATGCTCTGGTACCAAATTGTTCTTGAACGATGCTGAAACCTGATTGAAGAAGCAACAAGTCTCCAGATTCCATCAAGATGTTGTATTCAAATTGGTCTTGTGAGCTTGCTGTTTCAGCAGCATCAATTTCTTCAACACCAGTATCAAATTGTTCTGAACTGTATTGATACAATTCACAGCTCATGCTGTAAATGTAGAATTTATTTAATTGATAGAATGGATTCAAATGTTGTACAAATTTAATTTCGAACATGGAGTTTGTTCGAGGAAAATATAACAAATCACCTTCGGCAGGACGTGAAGGTAATTGTAATAGTTCATCAGGATTGCTGCCTACTACATCTTCCCAGCGACGTTTTGATACCACGAACGTGGCTTGGTCAGTAACTTGAATACCGAACTTTGTGAACAATTCACCGTCACCTTCCCATCCTTGTACATTGGTGAGATACATTTCCAATGGATAGGCATTTTCAAAACGACTTAATACATCTTCACCAAGGACCTCATCTTGTTTCACTGAGGTACGGGGAAGATAATAGACATCATGACCGTAAATTTTAATGCTTTCAATGATGAGGTCTTCTAGAAGCCGTTGTTCATTTGTGGTTCCAGATGTGCTACCAGATTGGAAATAGAAATTTGTGGCCATGTTAGCCTACCATGAAGTCAACAGGCAACTCGTATCTGGATTGCATTTCTTTTTCTAGTTCATTAATCTCTGATAAAGCTTCATCAAAAATGACTTGACCATTCAAGGTGACACCACCTGGGAGTTGCATTCCACCAAACTTCTTCATGTTTTCTCCCCATTGACGTTTGATAAGAGCTGTCACATAACGGCGAAGAAACATATCATTGTAGATTTCTGTGTATGTTTCAGGATTTAATGCTCGATACACTTCAAACACAACGTAATCACCATCTTCAAATGTTTCATCCATGTTTACATCTAGATGAATACTATTTTTCTTTCTGTTGAAAGAAAAACTGCGAGAACCCGCAAACATATCATCAAGCAATTGTAAATGCATTTTTACTTGATTGTAGTAAATCACATCTGATGATAGTAGATTGTACATATCATTCAATCGAAATTGATACACCACATCAAAGATGTTGGTGCTGGCACGACTACTTCCTGCGTCACCAAACGGCAACACGCGAATGATACCAGTTACAGCATCGGACACAGAAAAATCTCCTGTGGTCCAACTTTTTTCTGTATAAGCTGTCGTGGCGTGTAAGGTTGTGGAAAATCCTGATATGCTACCTGTGATGGTTTCTGAGTTGCTAAATGTCCCATTCACATCTCGAACTTTCAATATGTTGCTGCTTTTCACAGCATACACGGTAGCAGTGGCGCCAGATGTGGCACCAGTCACAGTTTCATTTACTGTGAATTGAGTTGCAAAGATGGTGGATAAACGAAGCTCTGATGCTTCAACTTGTGCTTTCAAGTATACCCGTTCCACACCATCGAAATGATATTCATTCCAATAATCTATGGCATCTTGTACTCTATCTTCTACTTGGTCATCATCAACGTTAATTTCAATAACGGGATACCCAAGGCGACGGAGACAGTAATCCTTTAATTCTTGGCGTGTAGTAATTGCCATGAGTAGTTACCTTATTGCTTGTTGATTTTAGCTTCTAATTCTTCAATCTTCTTTTGTTGTTCCTTGATGGCTTCAATCAAGAGTGGGACAAGTTTTTCATATTGAACAGTGAGATATTGTTCTTCCACCTTCTGTTCACCTACGAATGGTGCCACGCGAACAGCTTCTGGAAGAACAGCTTGTACTTGTTGTGCGCTCACACCCACTTGTTGTTTGTCATTGTTGAAACCAAATGACTTGGCAAGTTCATTTTCTGTATAGTAGAAACCATTCAAGTTCATCACTTTATCTAATGCACCTTCAATTTTTCCACTGAAGTTCTTTAATCGTTCATCTGAATAGTAGGCTGTGATTTCACTTGAAGCACCAAAAGATCCACCCCATGTTAGTAATGTTGCATTAGTTAATCCTAGTGCCGTAGTTTGATTACCAAATGTGATGTATCCTGCTGTGGCATCCTGAACGCCTTTGATTCTGATTGTATTGGCAGCATTGACATCACCAATCCATGCATCATCACCAATTTTAAAGTTTTCAGCATTTCCGTTATTAGTGGCAAGCACTTTATCAAAAGAAGGAGTTGCTGATGTTGCCACTGATTGACCGATGCTAACTGCCGTACCTGACACAGATACACCAGTACCTGCTGTCACTACTGTGATGTCAGCAGAGCCGTTGAATGACACACCTTGAATGTTTCTTGCTGTTGCCAATGTTGTGGCAGTTGAAGCATTACCTGATAATGCAGCAGTGATGGTTCCTGCACTGAAGTTGCCTGAAGAATCACGAGCCACAACCTTAGATGCTGTGTTGGCACTTGTAGCGTCTACTGCAAGTGTTAAACCTGCGCCTTCAGAACCACCGTTACCGCCAGTGATGTATGAACCGTTAGTGATGCTGGCGACATAGTTACCTGTAGTGTCTGTACCAAGTGCCACACTATCAGCAGCAATAGTTGTGGCGATTGAGATGTTGCCAGAACCATCAAATGATGCTGAAGTACCTGTGACATCCCCTGTCAATGATAGTGTACGTCCTGTTGCCCAGGCGCTTGCTGTTGAAGCATTACCTGACAATGTAGCGGTGATGGTGCCTGCACTGAAGTTTCCTGAGGCATCACGGGCTACAATTGTTGAAACAGTGTTGGCGTTGGTGGCATTGCTAGTTACAGTGAATGTTGAAGCGCCAGAACCGTTGTATGTTGCAGAACCAGACAATCCAGTTCCGGACACACCCATGGTCAAGGTATCAAGATTAGTACCTAGTGCCTTACCTGAAATGGTGCTGTTTGTCAACTTGGCATTGGCAACAGAGCCAGCCACTAATTGACTTCCATCAATGGTTTTGTTGGTGAGTGTTTGTGTACCTGATGTTGTGACAAGTGGAACTTCAGCGCCTGCCAATCCAGCTCCCCAACTATCTGTGGATTCATCCCATGTGATGGAGGCATTTGTAGATGTACCGCGTTCCACTTCAATGCCTGCATTTTGACTTGGTGTGCCAGCTTCATCACTGTTCAACACAAGGATGTTGTCGCCAATGGTTACCGTATTGCTGTTCACAGTTGTTGTGGTACCTGAAACTGTCAAGTTACCAGCAATGGTGACATCAGCACCTGACATGGTGATGGCTGATGTTGGTGTGGAACCAGACTTGATGACAAGTTCACCACCTGATTGTGTAAAGGCACCAAATGTTGTGCCTCCATCCTTCAACAATACATCGGCACCATCTGCATCAAGAATGATGTCTCCTGCAGCATCTAATGTAATGTCGGCCGCACTGTCAATTTCTGCGATAACAGGTGTTGTTAATGTCTTATTGGATAATGTTTGTGAACCTGTTAATGTGGCAACAGTTGAATCAATGGCGAAAGCACCAGATGTATATGTTAATCCCGTACCAGCTGATAGATGAGCGCGCACTTCTGTGGCGCTAGGACCTGTGTATGTGAACACACCTGTACCTGAATCGTAACTGAAACTACCATCACCACCAGCATCTGTGGCACTTACTGCAGCACGTGAGCGCGCATCTGTGTACCAAAGATTGACAGGACTACCATCTTCAGCAATATCATCAGTAACCAATGTTCTGGTACCACCAAGTGCAGTTGAAGTGCCGTTGATGGTGATGCTGCTATTTGTCAATGATGAATTGGCAATGTTGCTAAGAGTGTTGGTGCTACCACTGATACTCTTGTTAGTTAATGTATCAGTTGTGGCACGACCCACCAATGTGTCAGTTGATGTGGGCAGTGTCAATGTACCTGTGTTGGTGATGCTTGAGATAACCGGTGTGGTAAGTGTCTTGTTGGTAAGTGTTTCAGAACCAGTCAAAGTGACAAAGTTATCATCACTCAATGCTGTATTGAATTCTGCCACCGTACCCGTCAAGGTGTTGGTGGTGAGACTGATGCTTTTATTTGTTAAAGTATCAGTTGTAGCACGCCCCACAAGTGTGTCTGTGGCATCTGGTAACGTCAATGTTCTGTCAGCAGTAGGATCTGTGACAGACAAAGTGGTTTCAAAATCGTTGGCTGTGGCACCTTCAAACACGATGCTGGCATCATTCAATGTCAACCCAGTTACTACAGGACTAGTTAGGGTTTTATTAGTTAATGTTTCAATGCCAGCTAGTGTGGCGAAATCTGCATCAGTAACAGCAGAATTGAATTCTGCAATGGTGCCTGAAACTGTATTGCTACCAAGAGCAATAGTTTTATTGCTTAGTGTTTGTGAGTCTGAAGTACCTACAACAGTTCCAGTAGGAATTGCTTTTTGTGATGCTGAACCATCAATGTATCCAGATGAATTTGATACTACAAAACTTGAGGCAGCAATGCCGCTAACAGTGTTGTCATCTACAGAAATAGTTTTGTTGGTAAGTGTTTCAGTTCCTGCTTGAGTAGCAAAATTTCCATCTGTCAATGCAGTATTGAATTCTGCTGTTGTGCCAGTGATGGTATTGGTTGTTAA